CAGCCGCATGGCGCACAGCTTCCACGGTTTCGTCGAAAGTCTCGGCCAGACTAATAGAGCGGATACGGCGACACTCGCGATAGGCTCCCATGGAGGGAATACCCATTGGGCGAAACTGAGGGATGCGCCACGTTGCCGCCCACGCCGTAACCGCCGCCGCGGAATCGGTTAGTAGTTCACCGGTTTCATGGTCACGTTCACCCTCAAGCGCATAGCCGTCGATATTCTTGGCAATGTATTTAGCAATGTAGCCAGCGGCCCCGCCTTTGTTCAGGTGCTTGCACTCAAAGCGGTATTTAGCGGCCCCGCGCTCGTCACTGTCTTCTTTCAACGCATAACGGCGCATGATGTCGATAATCTGTTGGCGCTGGCGACGTTCACAAAACAGCATCATGTGCCAGTGTGGGGTGCCGTCGTGGTGCGGCTCAACCACCCGCATTCCGTAGACACTTAATTTATTGTCTTTAAAGGCAGTGCGCATTTTGCTCCAAATATTGCAGAGGTAGCGCTGACCGTCTTTGGGGGAATAGGCTTCATCGTCCCACTTGTGGTTAAGCTGGACTTTCTCGTTATCCCCTTTACCGATAACGCGGGTCGGGTGATATTTTGACGGGGTGGTGATGGTCAGGAACATGCCGACGTGCTTCTGTGACGCTGCATATTTTTCGATACCGGCAATGGTGCTCATTAACTCCATACGGCGAATTTCTGGATTGGAAATACTCGCCATCACCTTATCAATCAGGTCGATGCGCTCACCGGTTTCAATGTTTTCTAACTGGCAGCTTTTGAGATATTCCAAATTAGACTGGCGACGGGCGAATACTTCACGGATAGCCTGCTTACTGGCATAAGACGACGCCGACTTATCACGACTGACATTACCGACAGCAATCAATAACGCTTCCCGCCAGCACATACGTTGGGCTTTAAGTTTGCGTTCCCACCATTCGGGATTAACCAGCCGTGACAGGCTGGCGATAGCTGACGTGATATCTAACCGGCCTTTCAGGTATTTGCGCCAGTGCATCGGCGTGATATTAAAAGCGCGCGCCATTCTGGCAAGATCGCCGTATATCCGTACCTGTGTATCAGCCTGCAATAAAACAACCCTATCACCCTGATTGGCCTTAATGCATTCATCACAATGATGGTTGTACGCCACCATTAGCTCATCACCGATTTTGCGGGCAAAGCGGCGCAGCTCTTTATCATGCATACCCGCTAGGCTGGCATAGGTTGGGGCATCAATGGAAAAGCTCATTGATGCACTGAGGCGCATAACATTTTTGCCATTGACCACCTGAATACGCGGCCAGATACGCTGGTCAAAGACAAACACCAGCCATTTATTTGCGTCGTTTAGCCCTTTATTGGCTAACAGGTATTGATAGCGAGAAATAAACTGGCTACGCAGGAAGTGAGGTAGATTATGGATATTGGCTAAAACAGCTTGCCCCTGAATCAGTTGTTCACGGGTAAGCGGTCTTGCTGGTGCAAGGGTTTGGCGCGGTTTGCTGCCGGGGTATGCATAGGCAGGAACAGCAGCGCCGCTACCCGGATAAGGCAACGGCGGAGCTGGGGTAATACGGCCACGCATATTATTAATGCTGGTCATAAGACTGAGTGATTATGTTTTCAGCGATTTGGTTAAGCAGTTCAGCAGCTTCTACGCCATTTAGTTCACGATTCAAGATTTGATTAGCGATTTCTTCCAAACGCGATGAAACCAGTGCAGCCTGATTTTTTCGCTCATCAATCCGAGCTTCATTTAGTAATAACTCCAGTGAATTCATAGCCGCAGGCGAGCGCTCATATCTGATTAATTCCGCTTGTTGCTTTGTATTCTTCATTGGTAATTCCTGTTTTTAGGCAATACGAAACCCGGCGAGTAAAACGCCATATATTGCGACTTTGGTTAATTAATAATATTTAGTATGCAGTCATCGTTGCTGACAAATGGCGGCAACGAACGAGTGAACTCAATTAAGTCATTCAATGCGTCAACAACAGACTCTCTTTCTGCTAGCGTTAATTCCGAAAACTGCATATTTACATGACGACTCTTTAAGCCAGCATGAAAACAAATTGTTTTACGCAAATGTGCAGGCGATTTATCAAAAGCTTCTTGAACAACATTTTTTCTATGACGTAAATACTTTTCTTTAAATTCAGTAATTCGGGCAATGCCCGTCATTCTCAATTTCTCAGCTTCTGTTAATTGCAGCATATTTCCCCCAATTAATACCCGAACAGACGGCGTAATCGTGGCGTCTTCTTTGTTGTGGACAATTCTTGTAAAAGCGCCTTTTGATTACTTCCCGGCTTCCAGCGCTGGCCGTTCTTCAACTCCAGTACACCGTTACCGAAATGGCGTAGATTTACTGGGCTTTGCTGTTTTAACAGTGGAGCAATAGAAATAATCATAAAGACACCTCAACTCAAACCTGCGACAGCACCCAAGCCGCTAATAACATCAACAGTTGAAGCAAGTGCAGGGGTTGATTGAATGCGCGCTTGCACTGTCAGGCCAATCAGTGACAGATGGCGAATTGCAGCATTAACGCTATCCAGCAGAGCAGATTTACTGAATGATGTTTTATGATTACCTTGCACCGCAGCGGCAGCAATTGAACCCACCGCAGCGGTGGCATGTAGCGCGTATGTCGGGATATTGCCGGTGCAGGCTTCATTGACTGGCACAGATGGCATGCAATTGATTTGTGATAGCAGGCCGTCTAATAACGTTGGGTCTTCGGTCAGGTCGGTAATGCGTAGCAGTTCGTCAACGGTCAAACGGTGTGGCTGGTCGGGGTTCAATTTATTGCGCAGAACCTGCGCCGCAATCCCTGCGTTTGCTGCCAGCTCGGCTAAGTTGTGCTTTAACGCAAACTGGCGGCAGGCGTTATCTAAGTGCGGATGTTTGGACACTGAAAAATCAAACATGGCTTACTTCCTCACATATGCCGACAATTGGTTGGCAAATTTGAATATCGTACATTACTGGTTTGCCGCTTCTTTAGTGAGAGCGATCATATTTACGAGAACCTTTTCCATTTTGCGAACTTTCTGGCGGATAGGCAGACGACCGTCTTTCACCATGCCACGGCAGGTTTCATAAGGGATTCCGCTCAATTTTGAGAACTCAGTGAGTGACAAATAGGGTGACGTAACTGTTATTGCAAGGTTCTGATTCATAGGGCATCCTGTTTGATGGTGGTTAATATAGGTATTGGTGGGTATTTGCCATCAATTCACGAATTAAACTATGCATATGCGAGTATGTAAAGGGGTTTTTGCGAGAGTGGATGATAAAAAACTAAGCGGCGGGATTGCAGCAGTTGAAAGAATGATGCAAGCCTATGGTTTTAAAGTACAAAGAGAATTAGCGGCTTATCTAGGTGCAGGAACGGGGACAATCAGCACTTGGATCAAACGTGATTACTTTCCGGGCAAAGAGATTTTGCTCTGTGCTTTAGAAACAGGTGTTTCATTACATTGGCTTGCAACTGGTGAGGGTGAACCTCAGGAACCGGTTAAATCGGCCGTACATGAAACCGCAAAATCTATTGCTCATAAAAGCCTTGAAGATGGTTTGCTGATAGATGTATCCCCTGTATTGCTAGATTCGGAGTTACTTCCCGTTCAAATTATTGAACCTGAATTAATTTCGTTCCCTAATGAAAAACGCTATTTTCTGGTTGAGCGCCAATTTAAAAATGTTGCTGATGGTCTTTGGTTGATTGAAAAAGCAGGTGTGACCTCAATTAGCAATATTGCTCGTTTACCGGGTGATGTATGGCGTATCAATGACGTCAATTGGCCGGTTAGTGAGGTTAATATACTGGCGAAGGTTGTCGGTGAAATTACGGGCTATTAGTTCTAGAACAGTTATTAAGGAAGTGCAATGAAGTTACATAATCTTACTGTTAGCAAATTATTTAATCGTCTAGATTATCGCCTGTCATTTGAAAATGATATTATAACTATAATAACAGGGCCTAATGGTTATGGAAAAACTATACTGTTAAAAATAATAAACAATTTCATGACGAAGAATCTAAAGTTTTTTTTTGAAATTAAATTCGATTTCATTGAACTTGGATTCTCTGATTTTAATATTAGATTAACTATTGTAAATAATATATTAAATGTGGAAAAGATAGATTTAACAACAAATGAAGTTAATATTTATAAATTTATTAATGATATTATAAATGAACGTGATTTCGTTGAGGCATTTGAAGCTCAAAATGGAAATTTAGTAAAAAAGAGGTTTATAAAAAGAAGTGTTAAAAATAGTACCTATCTTGAAGAATTAAACTATGATCTTGGATTAGAGCATATTGGCGATCTTAAATGGCTAGATAAAATCATTGAAGACACTGAAACTACTTTTATAAAAGCTCAACGATTGGAAACATCAAGTAATAGTCGCGACATGGGGAAAAGAACGGAACTAACTATAAAGAGTTTTTCTAAAGCCTTAGCAAGAAAAATAAGAAGAGCCTCAATGATATCTTCTAATATTGCTCAAAAATTAGATTCTACCTTTCCTAGACGCCTTTTTGAATTTTCTCAAGAATATAGAACACCAGATTCAATTGAAGATCGCTTGTTAGGCTTACAGCGTACACGAAACAATTTTATAAGTTATGGGTTACTTGAATCTGATAAAGAAAATGACTCTCATATTCCTAGTCATAGTGGTTTAGATAAAGCCTATATGAGTGTGTTAAGCCTCTATATTGAAGATGCATTAGAGAAACTAAAACCATACAATGAGTTATATAATAAAGTTGATTTATTTGTTTCATTGTTAAATGAAAAAATGCTAGCATTTAAAAGTGTAAAAATTAGTCATGATAGAGGTTTTTACTTCATTAGCGATGGTGGTGAAGAAATAGAACTTGAAAATTTATCTTCAGGTGAACAAAATCAAATTGTGCTATTTTATGATCTAATTTTCAACACTAAAGAAAACTCCATAGTTCTTATTGATGAACCAGAAATATCATTACATGTTGCTTGGCAAAAAGAGTTTCTTGATAGTTTGGGTAAAATATTAAAAGTTAATCATATAGATAAAGTAATAATCGCCACACATTCACCACAAGTCATTAATGGTAAATGGACTCTAACCATTGATTTATTTAAAGAAATCAACGGTGAACGATAATGAACTCATTGCAAAATACTTTATCTACAGAGGATTGGATCGATACAACTATTTTGTTATTTCAGCATCCAAAGTATAATAATAAAGCATTCTTTATAGTCGAAGGCGATAGTGATGTTGGTTTTTTCAAAGGTATATTCTCAGATAAGGAATTGCATTTTGATTCTCCGTGCTGTGGAAAGCCTGAAGTGATAAAGGCTGTATATAAGTTAAGGGGATATAATCATGAAAATGTATATGGCATTTGTGATTCGGATTTTGACTTTATCAGTGGAAAAATAAAAGAATATGAAAATAAAGGTTTAATTTTCACTGATTATCATGATGTTGAAATGATGTTGGTTAACTCAAATTCATTTGATAAATTCTATCATGAATTTACTAAACTTGAAGTTTGTAAGCACAATGAGATTAGTAGTGATGATGTAAAAAATAATATTTTTGATGCTGCTTATAAAATTGGACTATTAAAGTGGATCAACTATGATTTTGGGTTGTTACTTAATTTTAAAAGTATGAGATATGCGGATTTTATAGAGGTTGAGGATTTCAGTATTTCATTCAACTTTAACAATCTACTTCACTCAGTTATAGGTAGAAGTAAAAGTTTCACAAGTGTATTAAGCATTGAGGAAATTAAAGTAAAATATCGTGAATACGAAGGAAGAAATGCTGAGAAACTCCATATTTGTAATGGGCATGATTTTTCTAACATCCTTGCTTTAGTATATAAACAAGAGTTGTCTAAAGACAGAAATATGAACCAAGACAGAGTTGAGTCTCATTTGAGAATGGGGTATCCCAAAGAAATATTTTATAATACTGACCTATATAATAACATGAAAGAAATATTTACCTCATACGGAGTCGATGTGTAGTCACTTGTAATTTAATTTACAAGTCACACGATTTTGTTTGATGAAAGTAAAATCAAACATTGACTACTGTTTTTATATACAGTAAATAGGCCCAAGGGATTATTCTTAAGGACTTATTTATGGCAGTACGGAAATTACCCAACGGGAAGTGGGTCTGTGATTTTTACTCAGATGGCCGTGACAGTAAGCGGGTTAGGAAAACCTTTGTTACTCGCGGCGAGGCGTTGCGCTTTGAACGTGAACAATTAGCGCAACGTGGTGATCTGGATATTGACTACACACCGGCAGAGACTGCCGCGCAGAGGTTAAAAACATTGGTCGGTCAGTGGTATGAACTCCACGGGCGCTCTTTGAGTGACGGCAAAGCTAGATTAGATAAACTCAAAATCCTGTGTGATAACTTGGGCGATCCTGCTGTTGCCGATTTTGACCGGGAAGTGTTCGCCAAATACCGCAAGCAGCGTTTAGCCGGTGAGTTCAGCCGTAAGCCAAAACACGGAATCGTTAAACCGCCAAAAGAGGCAACGGTTAATCGTGAACATGCCTACCTACGAGCTGTGTTTAATGAATTAAAAAGGCTGGGACATTGGAATCATGCGAATCCACTGGATGGCGTTAGGCTATTTCGTGAAAGTGAAAACGAGTTAACCTTTCTCTATGAAGACGATATTAAGCGTCTGCTGCATGAGTGTGACAATTCCAGCAATAAAGATCTCGGTATCATTGTTCGTATCTGTTTGGCTACTGGTGCGCGTTGGAGTGAAGCGGAGCAGCTAAGACAAGCTCAGGTGATGCCAAATAAAATTACTTATATCAACACCAAGAGTAAAAAGAACCGTACCGTCCCTATTTCTACGGAACTGCATAAACTCATTCCAAAGATTAAAGGGCGCTTATTCGGCAATGCTTATGACGCATTCGGTCAAGCCATTGACCGGGCTAAACTTGAGTTACCTACCGGCCAGTTAACCCACGTTCTACGCCATACTTTCGCCAGTCATTTTATGATGAACGGCGGCAATATATTAGTACTGCAACAAATCCTCGGGCACTCCACTATCCAAATGACCATGCGCTATAGCCACTTTGCACCGGATCATTTAGAAGCGGCAGTGAGTTTGAATCCGTATGATCGTATTTCGAAAAATTAATAATTTGAGAATATAACGATGAATGAAATGGTTGGAAATTTTTGTAATAACTGCGTCGAATGAACGAATTATGACGTTGTTGGAATATCTTGTTCTCGGGGTAATGCTGGCTGTGTTCTGTAGCAAGGTACGAGAAATCTGACAGTAAGCTAAGAGAAAAGCGGACTTTCGGGCATATTCTAAAGTGCAAAGGCTATGACGTTGTAATGAGGCATTACCATTAGCAGTTGGTTTGACCAATGGGGAGCAGATCAAAGTGACTCTGAGATATTTATCAATCCAATGGCGATTTAGTATTCGGGCGATAACACTGAAAAGTTAGACGCTGACAGAAACTTTTTAATTCATAAATATGCTCTCAGCCATTAAAGCTTGTGTAAAATAGTTAAAAAATAAGCAACGGAATCTAGTAATGGCTAATAATAAAAGAGACGATTTCAGCGCCAAAACGATTAGAACTCTACAGGAGAGAGCTGGATGTCGATGCTCTATGCCTGGCTGTGGAGCAGTGACAATTGGCCCCAGTGAGGAGTCCTCAGAAAAATCTATTAATCTCGGAGTAGCAGCCCACATCTGTGCGGCAGCCCCTAAGGGGAAACGCTACGACCCAAATATGACTACTGAAGAACGGAGGCATATAGAAAACGGCATTTGGTTATGTGTATTGCATAGCGTTTTAATCGATCGAGATGTCATCAGTTACCCAGTAGAAGTATTGCACGCCATGAAAATAACTCATGAGGAAGCAATTAAGCTCGAAAATAGGTCAGGGCAAGGATTTCTTCAACTTTCTGATTTTATTGCAATAGGTCCAGATATTGTAGGGCTTGGTGAACTACTGGGAAGTACCGGTAACAGTTGGTCCATTAGAATTGATCACTTCGTTACTGGCGATATATTAAAGCTCATTAGTTTCATTGAGAGTTATGAAGAGCAGGAATTTTTGGATCGATACCTCATTATTAATGCACTCGGTGATGGTCGCCAGCTTGCCGCCGCACCTTCATGGCGTAAAGATGGAAAATCCATTGAGCTAAAATGCATAGTAAAGAACCGATTTCCACGTAAAAATGTAAACAATTTAGGCTCTACGCTTGCTACGAACGCCTCGAATGACATCTACTTCATTAATGGGAACTTAGCAGTCGTGAGTGGGATTAAAGCCTTACCTCAAAAAATTAGAACGACTCTTTCCTTGATTCAGGGGGAGTCTCCATTTTTCCCTAAGGCTGGAACTCGTCTCAAAGAGTATTTTGACGAATTTGAGGATTCACCCTGGCTTTTACGCTGGATTAAACTTGAAGTCATAAGACAATCATGCATACCCCTCTACGATAAGATTAATAATACAGAGTCGACTCCACTTGAGTGCGTTACTAAAGTTATCGACGTTGTGCCAATATCTAATACTAAAAAAGGTAACTGGTGTGAGATTAAGTTTAAACTGGAAGTTGAAGGGATAGGTATTTGGGAAGAAATCCTTTCAATTTGCGTACCGAAGGGGGATATGCCTCCTAAACCTAAAGGTTGGGAGCTATTGGCGATTAAGTAATGCAACTTGATCTCTCTACTCGGATTAATGTGACTACCACACCCACAACAACCCAAACTAACCCGCCATCGTGTTTGGTAACTTACTGATTTTACGTAAGTGATTGATTTGCAGATTGTCCTAAGAGTTTTTAAAATCCCTCGGCTTATGGCTGTGCGGGTTCAAGTCCCGCCCCGGGCACCATGGAAACAAATCTAAGTAAAACAAAGTAGTATGAGTATGTCGTTAACCGCCG